TTGTAATAACATTGTAATCATTAACACCTCATGGTTACATATATACTCAAATGAATTATGATATGTATGTGTATTCTGTTGAGGGGTTCCTTTTGTAGTTGCATTGGTGTATTCACTATTAAACTCATCAGAGCCAATAATGTATGTAATTTCTTCTAGGTTGTTTGAAAGTTGAGCCTGTGTAGCTATCACATCCACCTTATACATAATCTTAGCCATTCTACTTGCTATGTCATTATCACCATCTACATCCCACTTGTTTAAATGAGAGTCTTGTTTATTAATAACTAGCATACCGTTTGGCTTCTCTGGAACAAACTTAGGACTCATAACTTCCTGACTAACAGGCTGATATGAAGCTAAAAAGTCTACGAAGCTATCTTGAAAAACTTGCTCTGTAGACTTCTTTCCTAACCATGCTTTGACTTGCCAATGAGGATTGTTTCCATTTCCCCAGAAGTTCTGTACATATTTAGTTATTTCCCATTTATCTGTGTCTATGTGACACTTCTCAATTAGTTCATCTAAGCTCTTAACCTCTTCGCTAAAATTAGCTACCACCTCTCCTGTACCCTTTATAAGATCTTCTGTAAACTTAACCACTCTATCTTCTAAGTCTGCTATGTAGTTTCCTATCTCTGCTTCTTCTTGTGCGTTTTCTTCTTTTCTGATGTCTGCTAACAGACCATCTATCTCTGCCTCTGTAATTCCTAGCTTATCAGCATAGTATTTTTTTGATTTCTTCCAATGCAGCATCTGTTGAAGTTGCTCCAAAAGACTTTGGTTTTCAGGCATATGTAGGTAAGTTTAGTTAAAATTAGCGTAAAGATAGGAACTATTTTTGATATACCCAAAAATTTACTAACTAATTTAATTATATAGAATAACTTTTTTTGTTAGAGTTAAAACAAAAACCCCCAGCCTAGAAAGGCCAGGGGATACTCTGTAAACCAACAAACAGAGTTTTTGATATTTTATATTAAGGACATGCTGTTGTAGCAATAACAAATCCACCATTGTCTACTTGATAACTATCTGCACCAGGGCCTTGAGAATACCATTGATTACCACCAGTTACAGGAGTTACACCACACTCACCTTCTAACCATAATCTTGTAGGAGTTAAAGAGTTGTCAGTATCAAATAATACTAAACTGTTGTAGTTGTTGTTGTACTACTTGTAGTTGTTGTTGTAGTGGTATTAGCAATAAGCATATCGATAGAGTTGGTACAGGTTCCTGTAGAAGTCACTCTAATGATTGTAGCATCATTGGGAACACCTGCTAAGCTGTACCCTGCTAATAATGCTGATTTAGATACCCCTGTAGCTAATGGAGTAGTGTACCCATCTGAATCTGAATAGATGTTGAAAGGACCTGTATCTGCCCCAGCTAGGGTTAATGTTATTAAGACTGTCATATTTAAATTGATTTTTTAGTTGGTTATGGACACTCACTCAATAGAGCACAGAGAGCAGTTTTTAACTGTACACTGTTTCCAATGGCAGTTAAAATTGCTTGGGCCAAGAGTGTTGGGTCTAGTTCAGAGTCTATCTTTTGGAGAGCCACTGTTACGTTATCATTTGTTTCTATACCTGTGTTAGGAAGATTAGCTCCTGTATACTTTACATTGTTTGTACCAATGCAATATCCAGGACCTGCAGTTTGTCCTTCTGGGGTATAGCATGGATTATAAATATTTACCATTTTGTTTCTATTAAGGGATGTACATTATATAATATGCAGCAATTACAGGTTGAATGTTTGAGTGAGCTACGTTGTCACCTGTAGGTTCAACTGTTATAGATACGTTGTTAGCAGCATTTGAAGTCACTGTAATTCCAGTGGTAGCTGTTGTTGTTGGAACATTAGTAGGAGTTCTATCTACAATACCAATGGTACCTGAACTGCTCCAACCTTCTGGTGTGTTACCTACATAGTGACTATGACCAGGATCATTTAATGTAACAATTGCTGTACCCAAAGCATTATGTGAGTGAGCTGGTAATTGTGAAGGAACAAGCACTATTGAGTTTGCTCCTGCTGTACCAGACAGTGCGTAGTTTGGATTACCAGCAAATGCAGGATCTACAGCAGGGTCAAGACCAATTCCTACAGGAGGTACGCTAGCAATAGCTCCTACAGCAACACGTCCTCTTTTATCAGGAGTACCATTTAAGCCATTGCATAGATACACCTTGTTGAATCCATTTGCTGGAATACCAGCACCTGTTCCATCAAAGTTAGACAATGAACCATAATATTCATATGCTACAAAAGGAATCATCTTTGCAGACTGTTGAGTTGTACCACCTGCTTGACTAGCTAGATAAGCTGCAATCAAAGCATCTAAGTCTGCAAGCTTAACATAGTTTGTATTAAGATCTAATGTAAGAGCAGCTAAATCAGCTTCTACTATACAAAGCTTTGTTATAACAGCTTGTAATACAGCATGTGTATCACTAGAGTCTGTTACACCACTTAGGCAGTCTACATCATAATCAGCATTTAGTATTGCTAGTGTTCCATCAATTGCATCTACTTGTGTCTGTAACTCACAAGCAGCTCTTACCAAAGCAGATAACACCTCTACTAAGTTAGGTGTTCCTTCTGGTAAGTATTGCTCTACTAGTTCACAATAATATGATGGGTTAATAGTTATGTCAATGCCAGTGCCATCTAAGAAAGAAACAACCTTATCAATAAGAATGTTCTCTATAGTGAACAAGGAATCATTGGTTTGTATTCCCAAAGCAGGTACGTCATCACCTGTGTATCTAACACATTGGTCAGACACAATCTCTACGCATCCATTGTAACAAGCTTCAGGAGGGCAATTTGAACAAGACATTTTATAATTTATTTATGAATTAAAACTTTAACTCTACTAGCTATTCTCTGTACAGAGTAGGCTTTGGCATAGTTTGGATTACAATACTTGTATGTTAGTATTCTTCTGTAATTCAACAGTTCACCAATTGGGCTACATGAAAGGTTATAGTTCATAGAGAATATGATATTGTTATATTGAATCTTAGCTAACTCAGTTAGCTTACAATCAATATCTTGAAGCAACACAGGGATGCTTGCACATTCTATACAGTTAGTTAATCTTGGCTGCAACATATTTAATCAGATTTGTAGCTTGCTTTACAGCATTGTTACATGCTGAACATAAGCCATTAATTAATTGACACCCACAGCCAACCTTAGCTCCACAGTTTCTACAGTTTGCCATATTAATAAAAGTTAACGATGTAATTATTTCCAGAACAACCACAGTTGCTCTTTATAAAATTGTTTAACATATTGTTTGCTTGTACATAAAGCTTGTTAGCAGTATCTACAGCACAGTTGTTTGCAGCAGCTATTGAACCTGATATCATGTAGTAGATGCTAGTCAATGTCACTTTTGATTGTGTTTTGATAGCAAGATCACACTCCATTAAATCAAGCTTCATAAATGCATTATCAAACTTTTCCTGTATAAGCTCAGTACGCATGATGTTCTTTTCTACATTATAAGTAAGAGCAGGTGCCACTGTATACTTTAGATAGTATATGCCATCTGGTAGAGGAATCAATGGTTCACCTACAGCACTAAGTCCTAAAGATGCAGAATTGAATATATTAAAGTCATTTGGAACAAATGGTAAAGATACCACTCCAAAGTTAGGTACTGTTATTTCTATTGTAGGGGAGCTTACAACAGGAGGATCTGTGTCATATGTTGAAGCGTCAGCAACACCCAATGTTAGGGTGTTATAGGTTGGTATTACCAGTATATCTAAGACCATGTTATTTAAAATAAAAATGCCAGAGGATTTGAGAAATATCCTCTCACCCTCTGGCATAGGTTAATATGATAACTACCTTATTCTATTAAGGAATCAAAGTAGTTGTTGTTGAAGTACTAGGCCAAACAGTTGTTGTGGTAGAAGTTGTTGTAATACAACCATTATCACTAGCAACAGTTCCTAAAGCACCTTCTAATACAGCTTCAATTGCAGAACTTAAGTTCTGAGGAGAAGCTATGATTACAGTGCTATCTTCCATGATATAATCACCCCACTGGTAAGTAGATTTGTCATAAGCGTTAAACTTAACA